AGGCCCAGATCAAGAGCCAGATTTACGAGATCACGGGTATCTCGGACATCATTCGCGGCCAGACGGCGGCGAGCGAGACGGCCACCGCCCAGCAGATCAAGGGCCAGTATGCGGGCCTGCGGCTGCGGTCTATGCAGGAGTCCGTGGCGCTGTTTGCAACGGACCTGATCCGCCTCAAGGCGCAGATCATCTGTTCCAAGTTCCAGCCCGAAACCATCCTGAAATACGCGGCTGCGGACCAGATGACGCCTGAAGATAAGGCGATGATCCCGCAGGCCCTGGAACTTATCTCGGCCAACCCGCTACGGAACTTCCGTATCGAAGTGGCGGCGGACAGCCTTGTCCAGCTTGACGAGCAACAGGTCAAGCAGGAGCGCATTGAGTTCATCGGCGCGTTTGGCAATTTCCTGCGTGAGGCCGTGACGGCGGGCCAACAGGTGCCCGAACTGGCGCCCATGCTCATGCAAGTCATGCGGTTTGCCATTTCGTCCTTCAAGCAGGCCCGGCCCATTGAAGGCACGATTGACGCGGCGCTGCAAAAGCTTGAGCAAAAGCAGGCCCAGATGGCTCAAAACCCGCAACCGGACCCTGAAATGATGAAGGTGCAGGCGGAACAGCAGGCCGCGCAAATGAAGATGCAGGCTGACCAACAAGCCGCCCAGATGAAAATTCAGAGCGATTCCCAACTGCAACAGGCGCGTATGCAGGCTGACCTGCAAGTCGAGCAGATGAAGGCGCAGATGGCCGCTGAACTGGAGCGCCGCAAGCAAGAATTTGACGCTCAAATGCGCGTTCAGGAACTTGCCCAGCAAGAGCAGTTTGACCGCTGGAAAGCCGAACTGGATGCGGCCACGAAGATCATGGTTGCGCGAATTGGGGCCAATCCTGGCACCGATGTGCCGTTGCTTGAATCTCAACAGCAGTCGGCGGGCGAGATTGCAGAAACCATGAAGGAAGTCATGGAAAGCATTTCTTCCACTTACAATGACATGATGAACATGCACGGACAGACGATGGAACGTCTTGACGGCGTTCTTAACAATTTGACCGCGCCTAAACGGCTTGTGCGTGGCCCTGATGGACGCGCCGTGGGTGTCGAAATCGTGCGCCCCAGCATCCAATAGGTGAAGAATGGCGACCTACAACAAGTTCAACGCATGGTCCGAATACATGGTCGAAGGAGCCAATCTTGCCTCCGACCAATTTGTCATTGCGTTGACTGATAGCGCACCCGTTGCGACCAATAGCGTCCTGGCGGATATCACGCAGATTTCCTACACCAACCTGTCCTCGCGCAATGTCACGACCACAAGCGCGTCCCAGACGGGCGGAACCTTTACGCTTGTGCTTGCCGATTTGGTCATGACGGCCTCGGGTAGCGTGGGTCCGTTTCGCTATGTCGTTCTTTACGACGACACCGTTGCAGGCGACCCGCTTGTTGGATGGTGGGACTATGGTTCCAGCATCACGATGGCAAACAGCGATACCTTCACGGTTGACTTCACCGGCGCGGCCATAACCCTGAGTTAGAAATGACAGATAATGTAATTCTTCCTGGGACCGGCGAAGCGGTCGCAACCGACGACGTTTCCGGCGCTCAATATCAGCGCATGAAAGTGTCGGACGGTCTGGCCGATTCCACCACCCATATGCGCGTCCGGCAGGACCACCCGCTGTTTGGAGACGGCGGCGCGGTAGTCCGGCAGGCTCCCGCCGATATGTGGTCCGCCTCCTTCTCCGAGGTCGGATCGAGCCTGCTCGCGCCGCAGTTTACGCAGCGGCGTCTCGGGTCGGGCGTCGGCGTATCTCAGTCGTCGGGGAACCTCGTTCTGACGACCGGCACGACCGCCAACAGCGAGTTTCTCGCGCGGTCCACGCAGTCGTTTCGCGGCGCGCTGACCGCGCGTCACAAGACGATCCTCTCGCAGCGTATCGCTAACCAAAACTTCGTGATGCTGCTCGCCGATCTCGTCGGCGAGGGCCTCTCGTGCACGATCAATTCCGCGACGAGCATCAGCGTCACCAAGACGGCGCACGGTTTCACGGCGGCGAACGTCGGTCAGTCGATGTACGTCGGCGCGATCAGCGGCGCGAACGGTGTGCCGGGCCGTTACGCCATCGCCTCGATCCCCGACGCCAACACGATCAACTTCACGGTCGCGGGCTGGCCCGCCTCCGGTTCTTGCACCGTCGACCTTTTCGGGTACAACTTCCTCCGCTCCGCGTACTCCGGAACCTCGGCGACGACCGCCGCGATCGACGCGCAGCGCAACGGCTGGAACTCGGGCGATACGTCGGCGACGATCAACACGACGGCAACCGCCGGCCACGTCATGCAGGTGTACGCGGACGGGCGGAACGCAAACTGGGCCGACACGACGGTCGCTTCGTCGGCGACGCCGACGGTCACCTCTCGCGCGTCTCGTATCGAGGCGATCCCGGACGACGACGTAGAGCTCTACTGGTACATCTGGCTTTTCAACGGCTCGACCGCTCCGGCCTCTACGACGACGTGGACGATTGGCTTTTGCGCCGTCGAGGATAACGCGAACGTCCCGACCTACCTCGCGGGTGTGCGTCCGCTTGGTCAGCAAGCCGCGCTGCCCGTCTCGCTTGCGGTGGCGGGCGCAACACAGCCCGTCAGCGGCACGGTCACGGCGACGGTCTCGGGCGCGACTCTTGCGGCAGGCACCGCCGCTGTTGGCGATGTGGGCGTCCAGTATCGCGGCAACGCCACGGGCGCGGCGTCCGGCACGCACCTCGTCTCGGCGGCGACGACCAATCCAACGGTGGTCAAGGCGAGCGCGGGCCGCTTGCTCGGCTTCGTGCTGACGAACAATGCTGCGTCGAAGGTTTACGTCAAGTTCCACAACCAGACCACGACGCCAACTGCTGGCTCTGGCGTGGTGCGTTCTTTTGGAATCCCAGCGGGCGGCACGATTACGTTTTCGCTTGAGGGCGGCATCGCGTTTTCGACCGGCATTGCCTTTACCACTGTGACTGGTGCGGCGGACGCAGACACGACTGCTGTCGCTGCAAATGATATTGTGGGCGATATCTTTTGGGCATGATGAATGAAAATTCGGCTAACCCAAAACGCCCTGGTCAATGGGGTTCCGCTCCAAGCGGGCGAATTAGCCATTGTATCGGATGATGAAGGCGCGGCGCTAATTGCGTTGGACGTAGCAATAGCCTTGACGGAGGACGAGCGCGGGGGATTTGCCGTGCCGATGCAGACGGGGGCTGAATGAGCCTTTTACTGCTATTCAATCAGCCTGCTGCGGCGTCATACACGCTTTCCGCTGATGGCGGGGTATATTCATACAGCGGCAACAACGCCACCCTGACCTATACGACCGCCGGGGCATACACGCTTTCGGCAGACGGGGGCGTTTACTCGTATAGTGGCAATAATGCCACACTGACTTACACGCCTGCTGGCGCATTTGTGTTGTCGGCGGACGGTGGCGTTTATGCGTATGCCGGAAACAACGCAAACCTGACGTTCTCAGGAACGCCAATCATCGTGGACGACACCCACGATGGCGACTACCTGCCGCGCAAATTCAAGCGTGAACGAGACGAGCGCAAAAAGCGCAAACGCGACATTATCAACGCCTACGAAGTCCTGGTCGAAGGCAAGTCGCCGGTCATTGAGGAACTGATCGCGCAATATGCCGACCCGGAGCCCAAGCAAACCAAGGCCACCGCAGCCCCGCGCCTGGATATCGACAAAATCATGCAAAGCGCCGACGCTATTGAGCGTTTGTGGAACGCTTATATCGACATGGACGACGAGGAAATCCTGTTGCTGCTATGAGATACCGCGCTGTTTTTGACAAAAAGGGCCTGCTTGCCGAATACGAGGGCGAGGAACTGGTCTATCTGCGTGACGACTATCAAGCCCCCAAGGAGTCCGAACTTGGGCGTCCAATGGTGATCCGCGACATTGAGCCCTACAAGAACATGATCGACGGGCGCATGATTAGCAGTCGGTCAGAACACCGCGAATTGCTCAGGCGGCACAACTGCGTCGAAGTCGGAAACGAGAAGATGGAGACGAAAATAGTTGCGCCAAAGACAAATCGGCGCGAAATAATCGCCAAGCAGCTTGGCGACATGTCTGACAATCAGGCGAACAAGATTCTCAAGCAGCTAAAGAAAGGCATTTGAGATTGCGAATGGACACCCAAGAGCAAGCTACCGAAGAAGCCACCGACCGCCGGGAACTCCTGGCACAGCAGTTTTCGGAAGTGGAGGCCGCGCCTGAAGCGCCGCAACCCGTAGAGTCTCAAGTCCCCGACGATCCAGAGCCGGAACCCGAAGAGCCCAAAGTTTGGGCCAAGCCGCCCTCCAGTTGGAAAAAAGACTACCACGAAGTGTGGGAGTCCGTGGACCCTAAGGTCCGCGAATACATTTGGCAGCGCGAGGACGAAACCCGCGCAGGCATTGAGCCGCTCAAGACCAAGGCTCAACTGGCCGAACAGATGCAGAAGGCCGCAGAGCCTTACATGCAGACCATTCAGCAACTCGGCGTGGACCTTCCCACCGCCGTTAGCGCGCTCATGGATGCCGACCACAATCTTCGGTATGGCAATCCGCAACAAAAGCGTGCATACTTGATGCAATTGGCGCAACAATACGGCGTCAGTTTGGGTGATGCAGAGGGATTCCAACAAGAATACCCGGCTGATCCCTACGTCTCGCAACTTCAGTCTGAGCTTTATAGCATCAAGAATGAACTTGTGGGATGGAAGCAGCAGCAGGAAGCGGCCAAGAATGAGTCGCTTCAGGCTGAAATCGAAGAATTCTCGTCAAAAGCGGAATTCTTTGAGGACGCAAAGCCCACGATGATTACGCTCCTACAGAGCGGCGTGGCAAGCACTCTCCAGGACGCCTATGAAAAGGCGATCCGCCTTGATAACGACCTCTTTGAACGGGTCCAGCAGAGCCAACAAGCCGCTGCGGAAGCCGCAAAGCGAAAGGCAGCCGATCAGGCTGCAAAGTCTGCCAAGGCAGCAGCGGTGAGCGTTAGGACTTCTACACCCAGGGTTCCAACGGCTACCAACGCGCAAGACAGGCGGTCAATGCTGTTGTCGCAATTCAACGACTTCGCAGATCGTCTTTGATGAAACCCTGATAAGGAGGCAAGCCAATGGCTTTCGCCAATTCCGCCATCAGCGACATCATTGCGACGAATATCCAAAGCCGCAGCGGTGAACTCGCTGATAACGTGACCAACAACAACGCCCTTCTGCGTCGTCTGAAGGAGCGGGGGAACGTCAAGACGTTCTCCGGTGGTAACGTGATCCTTCAAGAGATCATGTATAACGACGCCACCTCGAACAACACGAACAGCTACTCCGGTTACGAAGTGCTGAACGTGTCCCAAAACTCGCCCATTTCGGCGGCTCAATTCGGCATCACCCAATACGCTTCGGCTGTGACCATTTCGGGCCTCGAAATGATCCAGAACAGCGGCAAGGAAGCCATCATTGACCTGCTGGACGGACGTATGGCTGTCGCTGAAGCCCAGCTTCAGAACCGCATGAGCGGTGACATCTATCTGGACGGCACGGGCAACAGCGGCAAGAACATCACCGGCCTCGGCGCGGCTGTTCCTGACGTTCCGACTTCCGGCACCTACGGCGGCATCAACCGCGCCACTTGGTCGTTCTGGCAGCCCAAGGCTTACTCGGGCGTCACCAACGGCGGCGCGGCTGTGACGGCCTCGAACATCCAGGCTTACATGGATGCTCTGGCGGTCCAGCTGATCCGTGGCACCGACAAGCCTGACCTGATCGTGGCGGACAATAACTATTACCGCCTCTATCTCCAGTCGCTTCAGGCCATCCAGCGTATCTCGGACTCCGGTTCGGGCATGGCTGGCGCTGGCTTCGCCTCCCTCAAGTATTACGGCGCGGGCATGGCCTCCGACGTTGTGCTTGATGGTGGTATCGGTGCTTCCGCCACGGCGAACCACATGTGGTTCCTGAACACGAAGTATCTGCACTTCCGCCCGCACGTTGACCGGAATTTCGTTCCGATTGGCGGCGAGCGTCAGGCCGTCAACCAAGACGCCATTGTGAAACTGATTGGCTGGGCGGGCAACATGACCTGTTCGGGCTCTCAGTTCCAAGGCGTCCTCATCGCTTAAAGGAGGCTAATCATGGCTTACACTTTCGATGAACCTAAGCTCGGCCTTCAGCAAGTCGATCAGATTGACGATGGTGTGCTTTCGCCCGCCAGCGTCTCCAGCGGTTCCACCACGACCATTCCGACCCCGCCTTATGTGCTGGGCCAGATTGTCCGTGGTTTTGATCCGGTCTATGGCGAGGGTGAATTCATCCTCCTCAAGGGCGTCGCCGGAACCGCCGTGGGCTCTGTCGTTACCTACAACGGCACGACCTACGAAACGGCTCTGGCCCCGGTCACCGCCAACCAAGCGCGTCCTGTGGCTATCTCTATGGCTGCCAACACTTCTGCGACCAAGTTCTCTTGGTATCAGATTGCGGGCACCGCCATTGCGGCCCGGACCACTGGCGTTGCTCTTGCTCCGACTGTCGCTATTGGCGTCACTTCGGCGGGCAAGGTCGCGGCCTCTTCGTCCGGCAAGGAAATCCTTGGCGCACGTTCGGCCAACACGGCTACCGTGGCCGCTGCTACGGCTACCGTTGCCATCGTGATTAATCGGCCTCATATGCAAGGCCGGATCACCTAAGACGGGTGGGGGGGAAGCAATTCCCCCCCATTTCATATGGACATACAAATTCTCTGCAATACGAACGACGAAACCCTTTTCGCCAATATTGGCGAGAACTCGCGCAAGCATCGGTCCTGGATCAAGATGCTCGAAGCGCATGACGGCCACGCGGTCATTGTCGGGGGCGGTCCATCCATCCAGGAGCATCTACCCACAATCAAGAAGCGCAAGGATTTAGGGCAAACGATCTTTGCCCTAAACGGCGCTGCAAAGTTCCTGAACGAGAATGGCATCATTCCCGACTATCAGG